TTCAGCTACTGATGGCACATATTCTATTACTAGAGTTGATGCTAATTCTTTTACCTTAACTGATATTAACACAGGTACTATTACTAGCACTGCAGCTGTATACGCTGTAGGTAAATGGCTTATGACTTATGAACCCACAGCTACTGATATATTTGCCAACGTTCCTTTAGTTCCAGGTGAAGGTGTACGAGTTGAAACAGGCGTGTACGCTGAAATGTCTAACGTGGACTCAGTACAAATATTTTATGGCTAGTAAGAAAAAAGGTCCTAGCCTAGCAATCGGACGTGGTGAGAAACTTCCTGTATCGAAAGGTGCAGGGCTCACGGCTAAAGGTCGTGCAAAATATAACGCAGCTACTGGGTCAAACCTAAAGGCTCCTCAACCACAAGGTGGCGCTCGTAAGAAGTCGTTTTGTGCTAGGATGTCTGGTATGCCTGGTCCTATGAAAGATGAAAAAGGTAGACCTACTAGGAAAGCCGCATCACTAAAAAGGTGGAAATGCTAATGAGTACAGAACGAGAACTTGCCGAACATGGCGTTGAAATTAAACACATTCAAACAGACGTAGACACTCTTATGGAAGATATGAACGAGTTAAAGAAAAGACTTGATGCTATTGAGTCTGCCCTTAACGAAATCAAAGGCGGTTGGAAAGTATTTATATTTATTGCCGGACTAGCTTCAGCAGTTGTAAGTTGGGTAGTCACACATTGGTTTAAGTAGGTGATACTATGAAATCATTTATAGATAAAATATTTAAGAAAAGGAAATCTGATGCTGAACAAATTGAAGAAAATAAAGCAATACTTAGCGAACAAATTGAAACAGCTATTAAAAACAAAGTAGCACAAGCCGCATTAGAAGATATAATAAAAGAAGCAGACAAAATTATTGTCGAAGAATTAAAACAAGCAGAAGTTTATACAAAACCTGGACATTATTTTGCAGATTGTAATTGTTTTAAATGTGTAAGATGGAGAAATCAAAGTGCCAAGTAAATCTAAGAAGCAACATAATTTAATGGCAGCCGTAGCTAACAACCCAGCCTTTGCTAAAAAAGTTGGTATATCAAAATCAGTAGGAGAAGAGTTTATGAAAGCAGATAAGACTAAGAAGTTCGGATCAGGTGGATCACTAAAGGCAGTAGACTCAAGTGACAACCCTGGATTATCAAAATTACCAACGGAGGTTAGAAATAAAATGGGCTACATGAAAAAAGGCGGCATGGCTAAAAAAGGTATGAAAGAAGGCGGCATGGCAGACATGGCACAAGATAAAAAAATGGCTAAAAAAGCTATTGGCATGCACGATAAACAAATGCACGGCGGCAAGAAAACTGACCTAGCTAAGCTTAAAAAAGGTGGTATGGCTAAAGGCTGTGGTTATTCTAAAGGCGGCCAACTTTCTAAAGCTAATGGCGTTGCTGTTCGTGGTAAAACAAAAGGTACCATGGTTGCTATGCGCAGTGGTGGTAAAACTAAAAGCAAGATGTGCTAGGAGAATACTATGGGATTATTTAGTAAAAGAACAGCAACAGCAACAGCATCACCAGACGGAAGCGTTCCTGCAGAGGGAAAAGGAAGTTTTTTAAGCGGAGTAATGAGAGATGCAATTGGACAAATAAAAGCTCAAGGCGGATTTAAAGGTGGAATGGGTAGTACTCCTGAAACTAAAGTTGCTCTTGATTTAGTTGATGATAAATTTGAAAAAGGCATGAAAAAAGGTGGTAAAGTAAAAGCATCTTCAGCATCTAAACGTGCAGATGGTTGTGCAGTTCGTGGTAAAACAAAAGGTAAGGTTTGCTAGGAGAATAGAATGGCTAAAGAAGATTACTTAGAAGGTTACGGACAAGGGCTTAAAAGAGGCAAAGAAAATCCAATTACAGGTCCTATTAATAAAGTTTTAGATAAAGCTTTTGGTAATCCCCGTGAAAGTGCTAAACGTGGTTTAGATCAAGGTTACGACGAAATGAAAAAAGCTAAAAAAATGGAAGCCGATAAGAATAAAATAATTAATAAAACTGATAAAGAAGTAGCTAAGTTTGATGAGAATTATAAAAAAGGTGGTTCAGTTTCATCTGCTTCTAAACGTGCAGATGGTATCGCCATAAAAGGCAAAACTAAAGGAAAGATCTGCTAATGAGACCTTCACGTGGTATGGGCGCTATAATGCCTGATAAAATGCCTAAGGGTAAAAAGAAAGCCCGTAGAGATGACACAGACTTTATTCAGTATAAAGAAGGTGGACCTGTAGGACTCTATGCAAATATAAATGCTAGAAAGAAAAAAGGTATTTCACGTTCTAAATCAGAGTCTACAATATCACCTAAAGCTTATGCAAATATGAAGGCAGGATTTCCTAAAGGGAAAAAATAATTATGCCTACTATTCCTGCTATTGAAAATAAAACCTCAGGGACTACAAATTTTTATTTAGATTTTAATAGTCTTACTGAAGAGGCATTTGAGCGTTGTGGCTCTGAATTACGTACGGGCTTTGAGTTAAGATCTGCGCGTCGTTCTTTAAATCTACTTACAATTGAATGGGCTAATCGTGGTATTAACTTGTGGACTATAGAACCTGGGCAAATTGCGTTAAACCAAGGTCAGATTATGTATCCGTTACCTATTGATACAATTGATTTGTTAGACATGGTAACACGCACGGGCTCGGGGCAAAATCAACAAGACATTAATATTAACCGCATTTCTGAATCGACTTACATTACGATTCCTAACAAAAATGCAACGGGCCGTCCTATTCAAGTGTGGATTAATAGACAAAGTGGACAAGATAATCCTACTAATGAACCTGCTATAAATACAACTTCAACTATTACTTCTACACAAACTACAATTACTTTACCATCAACTGTAGGTTTAGCTCAATTTGGATTTATTAAACTAGATAATGAAACCATTCAATATGGAGGCATAAGTGGAAGCTCTTTAACCGGATGTATACGCGGAGTTAATAATACTACTGCAGCATCACACTCTGCCGGCACTAGAGTTTATGTGCAAAATTTACCTACTATTAATGTATGGCCTGCACCTGATCAAAGTAACTTTTACCAATTCGTTTACTACAGATTAAGACGTTTGCAATATTCAGGTAATGGGCTAACAGTACAAGATATCCCATTTAGATTTTTGCCTTGTTTAGTCGCTGGGTTAGCTGCCTATATGGCCATGAAAATACCTGATGTTCCACCTGATAGAATTGCTATGTTAAGAGCAGACTATGAAGCAGCGTTCCAATTAGCCGCTGATGAAGATAGAGAAAAAGCAAGTGTGAGGTTTGTGCCTAGAGACATGAGTTACATAAGGTAGACGATGGCTAAAAGTGCAGAAGAATATTTAAAAGACCTATCACAAGAGCAAGAAGATTTATTAAAAAGATTTAATGTTTCAGGTGGTGGATCAAAAGCAGATGGCGTCACTGCTGTAGGCGGAAGACTTGGATATAAACACCCTATTAATAAATCTTCAGATATTGAGGTAGGAGCTTCGGGGCACTATGTAAAAGGAAAAGAATTTGAAGATAAAGGTATTGATAGACTAGATGCTATTTATAGAAAAAGATTTGAGAATGATTCTGAACTTCGTGCAAAAGCAGGTATAGGTAAGCGCGGGGCTGGTGAGTTTAACGTAGAATATGAAATACCATTTAAAAAAGGTGGCAAAGTAAAAGCATCTAAAGTACGTGGACACGGCATAGAGAAAAAAGGTAAAACAAAAGGTAGGTTTGTATAATGCCTAGTAAATTTGCAAGTGCCAAGAACTCGATAGCCCAGTGTGACCGTTGTGGGTTAAGATATAAGTTAAAAGAACTTAAAACATTGGTTATTAAGACCAAAAATGTTAATATACTTGTATGCCCTGAGTGTTGGGAACCGGATCAACCACAGTTAAGTCTTGGTCTTTATCCGGTAAATGACCCACAAGCAGTGCGTAATCCAAGATCTGATAGTCCTGGTTATTTTCAATCAGGTTTAACTGGAATACAGATAACATCTGGCACGGGCAATGATGCCGATCAAACAGGCGTACCATCAGGAGGTAGTAGAGTCATACAATGGGGTTATAATCCTGTAGGTGGCGCTAGTTATTTTGATGCAGCATTAACACCGAATGACTTAGTAGGAACAAGTGCACTAGGTGATGTAACAATATCAATATCTTAAGGAGAAGTAAAATGGCATATAAATCAGCAGCAGATGGCGTTGTT